GCGACATCACGATCGACGAGGCGCCGGACAGCACTGTCCCGGCCCTTGAGCAGTTCGAAGCGCTGGTCAACCTCAAGAAGTTCGACGTGAACAACGAACTGCCGTTCCGGGCGCTTGTCGTGGCAGCTCCGAACCTGAAGAACCGCGACAAGGTTCTCAAGGCGATGGACGAGGGCAAGCAGCCGAACCCGATTCAGATGGCCGGCGTAAAGCTCCAGATGGAGGGAGAGCAGGCCAAGGTCGAGGAAACAAAGACCCGCGCGCTGCTCAACATGGCGAAGGCGCGCGAGGCCGGGATGCCGGATCAGGGCGCACCACAGCAGCCCGCCGAGTTCGAATTGCCGCCGGCCATACAGATCGAACAGGCGCTTGCCGAGGTCCGTGAGAGGGACGCTGGCACGCTTCTCAAGCGCGCACAGGCGGGCAAGACGGCGACGGAGGCGAGACTCGCCCCTGCCGAACTGGCCCAGCGCGCCAAACAGTCACAGGAACGGGCGACGGCCTGATCCTGCCACCCGTCGCCGGGGTCAACGGGCGTTCGTGATCCGTGTTCACGTGAAACACGGCCTGCCGCCGAGGCTCGGGCGTCTGTGACCTAGCACAAAAACAGGAACGACCATGACCACGGAACTGGACAGCATTCTGTCCGGCAAGAGCGCTGCTGCGCCCGCGTCGGAGACCGTCGAGGAACAGAAGCCGCAGGAGCAGGCCCCGCCTGCCACCGAGGCACACGATCCAGAAGACGGCGAGGCAACGGAGGTCGAGGGGCGAAAGTTCGTTCCTCAGGAAGCCCTCCACGCCGCCAAGCAGAAGGTCAAGCGCTACACCGAAGAGGTTGCCGACCTCCGGAAGACCATCGCGGATACTGATGTGCGATGGGAACGCCGGCTGGAGCAGGTCATCTCGGCGGTGAAGTCGCCGCAGCCAGCGCCCGAACAGCCGAAGGCACCCGACTTCTGGGAAGACCCGAACAAGTTCGTCGCGGAAGCTCTGACCCCTGTCCAGATGGAAGCGCGAAAGCAGGTCGAAGGCCTGTCTTTCATGATCGCGGAAGACAAGCACGGTGCCGATGCCGTCAAGGCGGCCATCACGGCATTCGTGGAAGCAGGGCAGGCGGACCGCGAAGGTCTGCGGCCTGTCTATGAGGCCATTCGGAAGTCCCCCCATCCCTATGGGATGATGGTCAAGTGGCACGACGAGCGGAAGAAAGCCGCTCAGTCCGCTGAGATCACCAAGGACCCGGACGCCTACCGCGAGAAGCTGAAAGCGGAACTGCTTGCCGAGTTGCAGGCCGCGCCGTCCACACCCGATCCGGTCATGCCGTCGAACCTCGCCGCCGCTCGCAATGTCGGAACCCGCAGTGGCCCGGCATGGGGCGGCCCGCAGCCGCTCAACGACATCTTCGACCGCAGTCGCCCACGGGCGACCTGACCGCCGGTAAGACCGGCCGGCGAGGGTGTCCTTTCGACAAGGATAGCCTCCGATGGCTGACACTCGCGCAATCGCGAATCTGACGCCCGAACAGTGGGACGATCAGTTCTTCACCGAATACCTCACCGAGAACCGCTACGCGGGCGAGATGGGGACCAACGAAAACAACGTCATTCAGGTCAAGGAGAACCTGACCAAGAAGAAGGGCGACCGCATCAACTTCGCCCTCGTCAACAAGCTGACCCAGGACGCGGTGACGGGCCGCGCGACGATGGAAGGCAACGAAGAGGACATGGGTACCCGGTCCTTCGAGCTCGCCATCGACAAGCGCCGCAACGCCGTCCGCGTCGCCGAGATCGACGAACAGTTCTCCGCCATCTCGCTCCGCGAGGCCGGCAAGTTCGTCCTCAAGGAATGGTCCATGAAGGACACCGAGCGCCTCATCTCGCGGTCTCTCGGCGTCATGAACGGCATTCCGATGACCGTGGCCGCGCTCACGGCCGATGGCGGCACCGCCACCGACCCGTGGCTTGTCGACAACGCGGATCGTGTGTGGTTCGGCAACAATGCCTATACCGCCATGACCGACCTGTCGGCGGGTCTCGCGACCCTCACGTCCGGCACGGCGGCGGAACGTCTGACGATCGATGCCATCGATCAGATGAAGTTCATGGCGATGAACCGGGCCAACCCGAAAATCCGGCCGATCCGGTCGGAGGCCAACGGGCGCCACTACTACCTGCTCTACGCCCATCCGCTGGCGTTCCGCGACCTCAAGGCGGACACCGCCCTGCGGCAGGCGCAGCGCGAGGTCTCGCTGGAGATGGAGAACAACCGCCTGTTCAAGGGCGGCGACCTTCTCTGGAACGGCGTGATCATCAAGGAAGCGCACGACCTCTACGACTACTCGACGCTGACCGGCTTCGGGGACTCGTCCACGGTCGTTCCCGCCTTCCTGTGCGGTGCCCAGGCTGTCGGCGTGGCCTATGGCCGTCGCTGGCGGTCGAAGACCGAGGAGTTCGACTACGGCGACAAGCACGGCGTCGAAATCTCCGCGATCTACGGCGTCGATAAGATCGTGTTCGGCACCGGGGCGGGCGACCGCGACGACCTCAAGGACCACGGCATCGTGACGGGCTTCTTCGCCTCGTCGACCGCTGCCTGATCCCCTGACATCGAAAGGAAACGACAATGGTAGCAGCAGCTCGTGCAGCCGCGAACCTTCCGGTGTTCAAGCCGGTGGGTTCGGGCCTTCTCTGTGTCGCGTGGGGGACGTACGTTCATGCGTCGAACCTCGCCGCCACCACGGTCATCGAATATTGCCGCGTCCCCAAGGGCGCGCGCATTGTCGGTGGCTACTGGTGCTCGGAAGACCTCGACACCGGCACCGAAGAGCTCGACATCGACATCGGCTATGCCGCGAATGGCGTGGATGCCGTCGACACCGACGCCTTCGGCAACCTCGACGTGATGACCGGCGATCCTTCGGTGCATCTCAAGGTCGCCGGGTCGTGGATTCCGTTCCAGGGCCGGCTGATCACCGAAGGCCCGATCCTGCTCAGTGCAGAGACGGTCCTGACGGCGATCATCAACGTTGACGCAGCGGCGACCGGCACCGGTCGGTCCACGATGGTCGCGTACTACACCGTCGACTGACGCTTGAGGGCGGGGCTTCGGCTCCGCCCTTTTCCATTCGAGGGCCATCATGTCCAAAACCCGCGAAGACCTCGTCAACCGCGCCTTGCGCAAGCTCGGCGTGCTGGCAGCCGGACAGGCTCCGTCAGCGGAGGACTATGCCGTTGTCGACGACGAGGTGATCCCGGTCCTCTCCGATCTCTCCAAGCGGGGCGTGTATCCGCTTGGAGACCCGGACGAGATCGAGGACGACGCCTTCATATACCTCGCGGACATCCTCGCCAATTCCGTCGCGGCCGACTTCGGTAAGCAGCAAGACGAGGCCGTGAGGATGGGGGCGGAACGCCGTCTTCGCGAGTTGATGGCTGAAACGCTCTCGTACCAGCCGCAGCAGGTCGAGTTCTTCTAGTGCCGGAGATTGTCTTTCCGACCTCGACCGAGCCGAGCCTTAACCCGACCGAGAGCGGCGGCCGGCTGATCAACTGCTATGCCGAGAGGGCTCCTGAGGGCTCGCGGTCGAAGTTCCTCATTCGACGGGCACCAGGCCTTGAGGAAGCATTTACGGCGGGGGCGGGCGTTCCACGTGGAGCGCTCTATGTCTCGGGAACGCTATACGTCTTCAACGGCGACAAGGCTTATGCCGTCACGAAGTCGAGCGGGGTCTACACGGTGGTGGAGCAGAGTGGAACGCTTGGTGGCTCCGGTCCTGTCACGGCGGCGCACAACATGCGCGCGCCGACGAAGCAAATTCTCATCGTCCATTCCGGGGGCATGTCGCAGATCGCGTCGGCGACCGTATCGACGTTCACGGACGCCGATCTTCCATCGTCCAACTCGATAGCCTTCATCGACGGCTACTTCATGGTCGGAATTACTGACGGCAGGGTGTTCTCGTCGGACATCAACGACGACGAATTCCAGAGCGTCAATTACGCCACGGCCGAAAGCCTTCCCGATGGAATCGTCCGTGTCGTCGCGTATGGCCGCGACTTGTTGATGATGGGCGAAGTGTCGACGGAGTTCTGGTCCAACACGGGCAATGCGACGGGCTTCCCGTTCACGAGGGGGCCGGTGCTGCCGGTTGGCCTCAAGGCATCTCAGTGCGTCGCAGGCTTCGACTTCGGCTTCCCCGGCGACCTGTGTTTCGCCGCGAGCGACAATGCGGTCTACCAGATATCGGGATATGCACCTAAGCGCGTATCTCGCCCCCACGAAGAGAGGCTGATCGCAGCGGCCGACTCCTCGACGCTTAGGGCCAGCGTCTACGTTGCCGGCGGTCATGCGTGCTGGGCTCTTAAGAGCCCGGACTGGACGCTGGTCTATGACCAGACGACCGGCAAGTGGCATGAGCGGGTTTCATACGGTCGCGACAACTGGCGGGCGACGTTC